GATCGTCGATCAAAGAGAGCAGACAAAGGGAATGGTGAGACATTCTCTCTATGTAGACGGATTTGCTTAGCAAACTCGAACCCATATTGCGAAATATGGGTCTTTTCTACAGAGTAAGAAATATCTCACTCTCTGAGTAACTCCTTATATGACTCAGCAACAGCATCGTTAGCAATAACGATATCGTCGCCAAGTAACATGTAAGGACATCGTTTCCAATTGCGGTTGGCCTTTTTACAGGCCTTCCACAAAAAGAAATGATGACACACTGCGAAAGTAGCCCAAGAGGAGTAAAATCCCATTGGGTTACCAGTCCCATAGATGATCCAATCATTCTTGTATTTGAATGGTTGACCAACCATGAGACGCTCTCAGTGTGAAGCGTACTCAGAACCGAACCAAACATCTAATAACTCCTTCTGGATTGCTATTGGGAATCGATCTGTTGCCGCGGTTAAATCCACGGAATGGAACGAGCTCCCTTTATCAGCCCACAAAGACTTAAATAGTTTTGTTTGGTTAAAGGTACAGTCCTGAGTGATACGACGAAGATGCTTAAAGAGGAAATTGTGCAAAGGCAGCAATGCTGCCTGAGTATAATAATCTCCTATAGCAACTTCCCTCGTTTTCCCCTCTTTATCCTGTATGCATGCTATTCTACGAGGGATTCTAGCACCCGTGAGGGTTCTGAACCGGTCGAAGAATGCAGGCACAACTAGATAAAGAGATATAAAACGAGAAATGAGGTTATGGAGTCTATCCCCCCCCACGATTCGAATTGATTCGAACATGTCGGGGGAAAGAGCCAATGCATCATCGAAAGATGTCCAAAGGGCATGCCCATTAGGACCTTTCTTTGATGTCATATGGAAGTGACTAAAGCGTAATGCTTTAGGAACTTTCCCTAACCCCATTTTCGTATTGATGCCTAAGTCCTTAAGGAACTGTTTCATTTCATCTCTAAGATGTCGGGGGTCTCCGGTATAACCGGGCCTTGCTTCTATCGTTGAGTGATTTGGAACAGGTTCCAACCTTATAAAGCGGGTAACATAGAGACAGGAATTTATTAGCCTAATAAAAGGGTAATTTATATTCCCCTCTATGTACTTCTTTATAGGTCTAAGGACTTTAGGAACTGACTTGGGTACCCTTAGATTAAAACCTTCATCCATTGATAAAATGAGATCAAGGAATCGTAATCTTAGGCCTTTACAGTATTTGATTGCCTCGTGTTTACCACGGGTTTTCAGAACTGTAAGGATCTTGTCTGTAATCCACAAACCATAGGAGAGCTCCTTGCTGGTACACTTTAGTATACCAGTTCCGAGCCACCTAATAAGTTTGTCGAAGAACTTATTGGGGCTTAATGCCTTAATTATTTTCTTCTTCAT